CGAAGATATTATTAAAGTTTGGGATGAAATGAAAGATCACGACGTGGTCTTCTCAGCATTGACTGATGACCGTGATTACATTTATGCGGAACGTGATTTCTCCACACCAGAAGGTATGGCTAAATTCACTCTATGTGGTGGTGTATGTTTATATGATATGTCAAAACCTATTGTACGTGAATTTATGGATGACTGGTGGGACTTAACCTACAAACAAATGAACGACACTTGGTGGCCGGAAGGTTATATTGATTCTCTAAAGTCTTGGGATCAATTCTCTCTTTGGTGGTTAACTGAGAAAGAACCTAAATACAAAGACCTCAAAGTTGGTATCTTCGATGATGACTTGAGGTGGAATTATTACAATGCCCTTAATTGGGCAATCACAAAACCCGAAAGTGGGCCGGTGATATTACGTCACTTCTCTGCTGGGTTAAACAAGGATACTCCAATCGTATGACACAGGTAAACGACCAATACCTCAGACACGTTGAGGTTAATAACCCTGAACTGTTAGAGGTTCTAAACGAATACGCTAAGTTACATACCATACATGGTTTTGAAAAAAACTGTCACTTGTCCTCCTCACAACATATTCGTCAGCGTCCATACTATGTGGGCCCTAAGCATATGGAAGAGATTGTTGCACAAGACACAAGACACGAAGGTTTTCCAGACGAACTTGTTGGTTACAACTTCAAACTTTCTGATAAAGCTCATATGATGTTTGAGAAGGATGCCGATCCTGTTTTCAAACGTGACATGACTCACCATCTACGTGATCTTAACGATAAGATGATGAACTTTTTATCAGTAAAACATAACGCACTAGCGGCAGTATATCCGCCAGGAGGATTTATTTCTTGGCATAACAATGCGAATGCTCCGGGCTATAACTTAATTTTCTCATACTCAGAAGACGGTTCTGGTTACTTTGACTACATTCATCCTGAAACTAAGGAAGTTATCCGTAGTCAAGACGAAGCTGGTAAGTGGACATGCAAAGCAGCATACTTCGGTCACTACGGTGAAGAAGATAAAGTAATGTATCACGCAGCTTCTACTGAAGACTGGCGTTGTACGGTATCTTATGTGTTTGATTACTCAGACGCATCAGCGGACTTCCGTGAGATGGTCTTAGCAGATATCGAGTCTAAAGATTAAAACCTATATCTTCAAGCCTTAAACTGTTATAAATAGAGGTAGACGTTTTATAAACAGTTTAAGGTTTTGAAGAATATGGCAACTTACGAAGATTTCACAATTGATCAAGGTTCCGACTTGGCTCTACAACTAGAGTTAGTTGACCCTGATGGCTCTACAAAGAACCTAAACGGATATACCGTTACTGCTAAAATGAAGAAAACCTTCAGAAGTACAGCAGCAGATACCGTTGACTTCAATGCTATTGTGGCAGATCCTGCAACAAATGGTGTTGTTACTCTCGCACTAACCAATATTCAAACCGACGCACTATCTACTCGTGGTAGATATGTATATGATGTCGAATTAAGTTATATCGACTCAAACGGAAATTCTATCGTAGAAAGGGTGTTGGAAGGTAAAATTAAAGTTAATCCTTCGGTAACAAGGTAAATCTCTCATGCCTATACGGAAGATCTCTACAACTGGTACTTCGAGCGACACTCTAGTTAAAAGAATTGGTGGAGTTGGTAGTGGCGGAACTAAAATAAGAAAGGTCACTGTCGGCCGTCCTATCAGTGCTGTGACTCAACACATCGGTGCAAACATCAAATCATTTGATGGTCTGGGTGATATTCCTAGTATCGAAGAGTTAAAGCTTGGTGAGTTCGGGATTAATACTCAAGACGGTAAGGTCTATATAAAGAGAGAGTATGACGGGGGTATTCAGACGATCGTAGAAATTGGAACTGGAACCGACAATCTTTCTGCTACAACAACTTTCAACTCCTACATATACACCTCAGACGGAACCCTACAAACAATTACTGGAGTCGATGATTCCGGTAACGTACTAGAGTATGACCCAAACCCAAATTACGCCTCAAAAGTTCAGGTATATCTAAACGGTGTCTTACTCCACCAAGGGATTGACTACGTTGCAGATACAGGGGACAGTATTGTCCTAACACACCTAGTAGATGCTGAGATGGTAATACAGCTAGCAGCTTACAACTCGACAGGTGTTTCTCTTGGTAACGACCTTATCGTAGATGATCACTTTGCATTTACAGTAGGTACAGACGAAGAAACCAGATTCTATCACAATAGCGTAGATACCATATTAAAACATATGGGATTCAATGATGCTAAGTTTAAGATGCAATACCTTAATGATGATAGGTTTATACTGGATCAAACAGGAGTCCAACTTCTTGGTTCCTACACACTAAATGGTGAGAACATCACCACACAAACTACGATAGATCAGTTAGAGTCTAGACTCGATTCTTTAGATAGCGACATTGCAGAAATAAAAGCTTTATTATCTTAATTGGCAAAGTATTTTATTCATTATTAAATTTCTATGAATTTTTAAATTATCCCGTAAGCAAAGATTTATTTTGGTATAAATAGATTGGTATATTAACTATCACATAGTAATACATCAATATGATTAACATCAATAATAAATCTATAAATCGAGTATTAGCAGAAAGTTTGTTCAACCTAGCTAAATCTAAGGAAGAACAAGTTAATACTGAGCCCGGACAAGAGACTCAATTATTTGAGTTGATTGAGGGTACCTCATCCTCAACAAGTGGACGAACAATTATTCCAGAAGCACAATCTATTACTGCCGAAGGAGACACTGCAATATTCACTCTGAATGGAATCCCAACTCGCGATGATTTAATCGATGTTTGGGTTAACGACGTTCTTCAGCATCCTGAAGAAATCTATGAGACTATCGACAACACTATACAATTTTTTGAGATTCCTCCAAAAGGAACGGACATCTATATTAAATTTCGTTAATATATTATTAAACGTTTTATCATATAATAACCAACCAAAACCCTTAACTATAATCTAGGAGATACCTAATGGCTTTTAGGCAGATTAAATCCGCTGCATTAGCGGATAAAGCAGTACTAAATACCAAGCTTGATGAAAGTGCAGTACAGGGACAAACCACCCTTACAGGCATGATTAATCCAGCGGACTGTTTCACCCTTCTTTATGATGTCAATTCTGACTCATTAAAGAAAATTGGTGCAGACGCATTCTTTGCATCATTCTCAACAACTGATTTATCAGAAGGAACTAACCTATATTTCACTGATCAACGTGCTAAAACAGCTGTTGCAGGCGATATCGCTGCATCTGTATTAGTAGAAACTAACCGTGCTTCAGCGGCTGAGACTTTACTACAATCTAACATCGACGCAGAAGCATCTACACGCGCTCAAGCAGATGTTACTCTACAATCTAACATTACTGCTGAAGCAACCCGTGCAACACTACGTGAAGATTCAATTGAAGTAGCATCTCAGTCAGCTGATACTGCGCTCTCTGGCCGAATTGATGACATTCTAAGCAATACTGATCAAAGCGCAATCGATTCTTTCGTAGAAGTCATTGCTGCATTTGAAGGTGCGGATGATGTATTATCTGGTTCTATCATTGCTAATTCTTCTGCAATTACTGCGGAAACTGCACGTGCAACTGGTAAAGAGACTGAAAATGCAACTGCAATTGCTGTTGAAACTGCTCGTGCTACAGCGGCAGAACTTGCGAACACTTCTCTCCTAAGTGCAGAAGAGATTGCACGTATCTCTGCTGATACTGCTCTTGCTGCTCGTGTTACTACTGAAGAACAAACTTCGGTTTCTCTACAGTCACAAGTTACTACTGAAGTTGCTCGTGCTAGTGCTGCAGAAGCAGTTCTTACACAAGATGTTGCTGACGAAATTGCTCGTGCTACTGGTTCAGAACTTGCAAACGCTCAAAATCTACAAGACGAAATCACTGCTCGCGCTATTGCTGATACTCAGGTTCGTACTGAGTTAGGCGCTGACATTGTTGCTGCACAGAATGCTGCTCAGGCACACGCAGACACACAAGACGCATTAAAGCTTGGTGATGCTACTGTAGATGGAACCACCAACAATACTGTAACTGATCGTATTACAACTTCTAGAATATCTGCTCAAACTTTCTCTTCTGCTGATGCCTCTTCTAAAGTATTAGTCGAGAAGACACGTTCGGAAACTGTCGAGTCTAGCTTACAGTCACAGATCACTTCAAACGATGCAGAGCTTGCTGATCTAACAACTGCGGATTCTAATGAAACTGCTGCTCGTATCGCAGGAGATTCTGCATTACAGACACAAATTGACTTTATTACTACTAATACTGATCCAGCTGCTCTTGACTCACTAACGGAAATTGTTAGTGCATTCGAAGGTGCTGACTCTGATATGTCTGCTCTAGTTGCATCTAACACTACTGCAATCTCTAGTGAGACTTCTCGAGCAACAAGTGCTGAAGGTGTTCTACAAACTAATATCAATAGTGAAGCGTCAACTCGTTCAACTGCTGATGCTGGTTTACAGTCACAGATTGACACAGAAGAAACTGCTCGTATCTCTAATGATGCAGCTACTCTTGCTGCTGCTAAGTCTTACACTGATCAAGAAGCAGACTCACATGAAGCAGTTGCTAAGGCACATGCTGACGCAAAAGATACTGCACTTATCGGTGACGCATCTGTAGACGGTTCTGTCGGTAACACTATTACTTCTCGTATCGCAACTGCAAAGTCAGAATCATATGCATACACGGACTCACAGGTTTCTGCTGAAGCAGCGACTCGTTTGGCTGCTGATGACGCACTATCTCTACGTACTACTGTACTAGAAGGTGATATGGACTCTGTCGAAGCTCTTGCTGCACAGAATGAAATTGATCTACGTGCAGAAGAAGTTGCTCGTGCATCTGGCGATTCAAGTCTACAAGGTCAAATCGACGCTGAAGAAGCTGCTCGAATTCTTGCTGATTCTAATATCCAAACTCAAGTTACTGCTGAAGTTACACGTGCACAAGGTGCAGAATCAACTAATGCTGCAGCTGTTGTCACTGAACGTCAACGTGCTGAAGCTGTTGAAGCTGGACTACGTACAGACGTTAACACTAATACTGTAAACATTACTGCAAATGCCGGTTCAATAGTTTCTGAAAATACTCGTGCTCTAGCTGCAGAATCTGCTTTAGGATCACGTATCGATAGTGCAGAAACACTTCAAGCATCTGATCATGCCGACAACCAAGCACAGATTACTGCTGAAGTAAATCGTGCGTCTGGTGTTGAAGCTGGTCTACAGACTTCTGTCGATTCTTTACAAGGACAGATCACTTCTAACGATTCTGATATTTCTGCTCTTGCAACTCTACAGTCAAGTGACCACGATGATAACCAATCACAAATTACTGCTGAAGTTACTCGTGCAACTGCTGCTGAAGTTGTTAACTCAACTGCAATCGCTGCTGAAGTTACTCGTGCATCTGGTATTGAAGCTGGTCTACGTTCTGATGTAGATTTACAACAAGCACAAATTACTGCAAACGATGCAGACATTCTTGCTCTAGAAACTCTACAAGCATCTGACCATGCAGACAACCAATCACAAATTACTGCTGAAGTTGCTCGCGCTACTGCCGCAGAAGTTGTTAACGCTTCCGCTATTGCTACTGAGAAATCACGTGCAGAAGGAATCGAAGCTGGTCTACGTACTGATGTGGATAGTGTTCAATCACAAGTTATCACTAACGATGCAGACATTCTTGCATTAACAAACCTACAAGCTAGTGACCACGCAGACAACCAAGCACAGATTACTGCTGAAGTAAATCGTGCGTCTGGTGTTGAAGCTGGTCTACGTACTGATGTGGATAGTGTAACTGGTCGTGTCGATGCAATCATTGGTACTTCTCCAGAAACTCTAGACACTCTACAAGAAATCGTTGCTGCGTTTGAAGATGCTGACTCAGATATTCAAGGTATCATTACTGCTAACTCTGGTCGACTGACTAATGTCGAAGGACGTGCAACTTCTCTAGAAACTCGCGCAACTGATGTTGAAGCTAGATCTACTGGTGTTGAGTCACGTGCAACTGCTCTAGAAAGTGAACAAGTTACTCAGAATGGTCGTTTGAATGTTAATGAAGCAAGCATCAGTTCACTAGAAACTAAGCAAGGTTCTTCTACTCTAGAAACTACTGCAACTGACCTATCTGCCGCAATCAATGAGATTCACGCAGAACTAGATATTGAAGCTGGTCACGTCGATACTCTACAAACAGAGATGGACGCTGTTGAAGTACGTGCAACTGACTTAGAATCTCGTGCAACTGCTGTCGAAGGCCGTGCAACTGCTGTCGAAGGACGTGCAACTTCTCTAGAAACTCGCGCAACTGACTTAGAAACCAAGCAAGGTTCTGCTACTCTCGATACTGCGGAAACTAACGTATCTGGAGCAATCAATGAATTGCATACAGAAATGGATGCAGCTGTTGCATCCGCTGTTGCTCTTGCTGCTCGTGTTACTACAGAAGAAGCAAATGTTGATACTCTACAGTCTGAAATGGACGCAGTAGAAGGTCGTGCAACATCTCTAGAATCACGTGTATCTACAGAAGAAGGTCATGTTGACACTCTACAAACTCAGATGGGTACTACAGTACTTGCTACTGTAGCAACTGATGTTACTGCTGCAATCAACGAGATCCACACTGAACTAGACGCAGAAGCTGTTAAGGTATCTACTCTAGAAAGTGAAATGGATGCTGTCGAAGGACGTGCAACTGCTGTTGAGTCACGAGCAACTGCTCTAGAAACTGAACAGACACTACAAGGTGGTCGTCTAACAGTTAACGAGAGTGACATCGATAACTTAGAAACTAAGTTAGGTACTGGTGTTTTCGATACTACTTCTCAAATCATCACTGGTGCAATCAATGAGATTCACGGTGAAGTAGATTCAATCGAAGGTCGTATGACTACTGCTGAAGCTAACGCTGATGCTGATAGTGACGCACTTGCTTCAGAAATCTTATTACGTACTGCTGCTGACGCACTAATCCGTTCTGATCTCGCAGCAGATCGTGTTACTGATCAAGCAGACTATACTGCACGTGACGCAGCTGTTCTTGCATCTGCACAGTCTTATGCAGAATCAGAAGCAGATGATGCTGAAGCTGCTGCTAAGATTTACGCAGACGGTATCGTTGCTGGTGAAGCAACTCTACGTGATAATGCTGATGTCGTCTTAGACAGTAAGATCTCTACAGAGTCAACTGCACGTCAAGTTGCCGATAACGCACTAGACACACGTGCTACAGTACTTGAATCAGAGATGTCTGCAACTCAACTTGCTGCTGGAGTAAACGCTGATGGAACATACTCTGCTCCAGAAAACACTAACTTTATTGATCTATCTACGTCTCTAACCGATGCAGACAAGAAGTTAGATACTGCAATCAAATCTGCTGATGACGATCGAGTCGCTGGTGATGTTAACTTGCAATCACAGATAGATTCTGAAATTGCTCGTGCTATTGCTGTCGAAGGTGTATTAACATCTAACCTGGCAACAGAAGTTTCTCGCGCTACTGCGGCTGAAGTTGCTAACGGTGTCTTAATCAACACTAACGCACAGTCAATCGTCACTGAATCATCTCGCGCACAGGGTGTTGAAGGTTCTCTACAAGGTCAAATCGACTTCATCACTTCAAACACTGATAGTGCTGCTCTTGATTCATTGACTGAGATCGTTTCTGCATTCCAAAATGCTGATGGTACTCTAACTGGTCTGATCACTCAGAACCAAACTGACATCGCAACTAACACTTCTGGTCTTGCACAAGAAATTAGTGATCGAATCGCTGGTGATACTGCGGTACGTGGCGAGTTCGCTGCGGCTGATACTGGTCTACAGACTCAAATCGACGGACGTGTTCAGAAGTCTGGAGATTCTATGACAGGCGACCTAGCAATGGGTGGAAACAAAGTTTCTGGTCTTGCTAATGGTACTGCTGATGCTGATGCTGTAAACAAGGGACAATTAGTTTCAGATCTTGCTGCTCAACATATCTCTCAATTCTCTACTGCTGATCTTTCGGAAGACAGTTCTAACAAATACTTCACTCCAGAACGCGTACACGCTGCGGTATCTGTAGTTGACGTTGCTGGCGAAGGAAAGGTATCTGAGACAGACGGTGTGTTCTCATTAGATACTTCTAAAGCATTTACTGAACTATCCGATGTCACTGATTCAACAATTGCTGGTAAAGAAGGTTTTGTTGCTCGTGTTAAGACAGATGGGTCAGGTATTGAACTTGTAGATCCTAAAGAATTAGCATTTAATGACGCAAAACGTCAAGTGATTTCTGGTGACGGTGCACAGTCTACTTTCGCTATAGACTTCTACACTCAAGAAGCTAACGCAATGGTATTTGTTGGTGGTGTTATTCAGGATCCATCGGTTCACTATTCGATTGATGCTGTTTCTCAACAAATTACATTCATGGCTGCACTTCCGGTCGGTACACAGGCAGTAATAATCGCTCAGTCTACCAACTCGGTTGGTGTACTAGATCCTAAGTCGGTCGGTATTGAAACTCTTGCTGATAACATCAAAGTCTTCGAACAGGGTAACGATGTTGTTGTCGGAACTTCTGCTACAGTAGTTTCTGCATTCAACAAGACTATGACTCGTTCTGCTAAGTACGTAGTCACTGTAGAAAACAACGGTGAATTCGAGACTCGCGAATGTCTAGTTATCCATGACGGAACAGAAGCATATATAACTGAGTACGGTATTATATTCACAGGTAATAATATACTTGGTGATACCGACGTTCAGGTAAATGGTTCAAGTGTTGAATTAACATATACCGCATCTATTGCTGGTGCAGTAGTATCAGTATCCGCTTCGTATATCGACGCATAATTGTAATAATTCGGGGGTGGCTTCTGTCCACCCCCATCTCTCAAACATTTTAAAAGGTATTAAATAAAATGAGTTCTACAAATAACAAGAAATTTAGAATACAAAATGGTGTCGACATCGTTGGTGAAGTAGTAGTCGGCGGCCAAATAGTCATTACCGAAGAAGGAAAACTTTTACTGCCAGCAATCACTGATGCTGTGAACGAAGCAGTCGCGACTGACCTCGCAGCACTTCAGGCACAGGTAGATACAATCCTTGGCACTTCTCCGGAACACTTGGATACACTCCAAGAGATTGTCGCTTTATTCCAAAGTGAAGACGGTGACATTTCAACTTTAATCACCAATAATTCAACTGCAATTACGCAGATTCAACAAACTCTTGCAAGTGGCGTAGCAACTGCTGCTCAAGGTGCTCTTGCTGATACTGCCGCACAACAAGCAGACTTGGATGCGGTTACTGCACAAATCACAAATGGTGTGGCCTCTTTTAATCAAGGCGCACTCGCTGATACTGCGGTACAGCCTGGAGATCTCGGTACATTAGCAGTTATGGATAAAGGAACTGGTTTCACAGAAACCACTGTTAATAATTATAGTTGGGCGACTCAAACTTACGAATCGGTGTCCAATAAAATGCTTCCTGCTTGGAACGAATTACTTCAAAATCATAATGATTATCCCGAATCGGCCGGAAATGGATTTCAGATTTCTACACCGACACAACAATGTCAAACATCAACTACTGGTACATTTAGTACCCTGACTCTTTCGCGGTTTGCCAGCTGGCAATTCACAAATGGTGCCGTCTCTAAGTACTATGGTAGTTTTGATACGCCCAGTGTAGAAAGTACAAATAATCTCGGAAATCCAGATGGCATCTATCAGACTGGCGCTGTATTAATTTTTGATTCAGACGGTAATATGGTTGATGTAGTTTGGAGTGATACTTCGCTTACCGAAATTCCTGGCGGATACGGTATCGCCACAGACATCAAATCATCAGAAGTGAGTCCAGATGGGTCAAAAATGGTCATTATCACTGCGGGTATGACAAACTATCAAGGCACTGGAAATACAAAAGTGGCGTTTTATGATTTAGATTCAACGGGCGCTACAAAAACCAGTCAACATTGGTTAGGACAGTCAGGTGTCGGTGTAGACGGAGCTGTTTGCATGAGTAATCAACATCTCTTTTTGGGAGCTCCCTTGGACAGTTCTAATGGTCATGACTCTGGTGGATTCTCAGTTTATGATTTTTCTGGAAATTTAATTAGAACAAATACTGCCGGTAGCGCTAAGGACAATTTTGGCGCTCAGGTACGGTTTGATAATGATATGCTCATAGTTGTCGCTTCATCTGCTAGCAATTATACAGATCGTAATTATAATCCATATATGAAAGTTTATAATTCAGATGGATCTTCTTTACTTTATACTCATGATTTTCCTTATGGTGGTGATACAGAAGCAACAATTCATTACGGCCCTAATATGGCGCAAGTTTATGATGGTCACCTTTATGTAGTTAATAATAGTCAAAACGGTACTAATTATCCCACAGGAATATGGAATGCTGTGTGGAAAATTAATATAACCACAGGAGTCTTAGATAAAACATTATTGCCTATCCCTAGAACTTCAAACACCAACTGGGGTCAGAGTATGCATATTGATAAAGTTTCTGGAACTTTATCTGTGGTCGAACAGGGTAGTTATAATACTGGAGAATGGGGGACAGATAGCTTCCGATTGATTGGACGATCAATTCATTTTTATGATACTTCGACTGGAAATCTTATAGGATCTTCTAATCCATCCCAGGCAATGAGTGATGGATATATTATAAATCAGAACCAAGAAGGTACAGATCAAGCTAATTGGAATCAAATAGAATGGTTTGAGAGTAACTCTTTCAATGTGTCTATTATGACAAATTCTGGTCTTATAGTATTCGATGAAATTTACAACGCCAACCCACGATGGCAACAAGTATCGTTTAGTGCTGAATTACGATCAACTACAACTTTAAATGTTGATCAAACAGTGATTGATAGTGCTGTCGCTGGTGTGGACTTATCTGCATATGCAACTACTGCTGAAATGAATACTGCAATTGCTGGCGTAGACGTTACTGGTTCTGACCTAGATATGAGTGGAAATAAGGTATTATTCGGCAACATGTACTCAACATTAGCGGACTTACCAAGCGCAACTACTTATCATGGTATGTTTGCTCATGTTCATGCGACAGGTAAAGGTTACTTTGCTCATGCTGGTAATTGGGTAGAATTAGCGAATACTTCAGATCTTTTAACTCAATCTGATATTGATACTGCTGTAAATACTGCCGTTGCAAATGTAATTGATACCGCGCCAGATTCATTAAACACACTTAACGAGTTGGCTGCTGCTCTAGGTGACGATGCAAACTTCGCATCTACTGTTACTACTAGTCTTGCCTCTAAGGCTGATGATGCTGCAACTACTACTGCTCTTGCGACTAAAGCTGATGATGCTGCAACTACTGCTGCTCTTGCTAGTAAGGCAACCACTGCTCAAGGTGCTCTTGCTGATACTGCGGTACAACCAGAAGACTTTGGAACTGGTATTACAACAATTAATACTAGTGTTTCTGATTGGTCTCAGGACGTAATAAGCGATGGGATAATTTTGAACCGGTCAGCTGAACGAGAAGCGGACTTTTTTGCGAATGATACTCACTTCGCCTTTCACGTATCCGGAAGTGTGGAAGTTTATCCTATGTCTGATCCCACTAATATGCAATTTTCAATTAGTGTCGATGAACTTTCCGCAATAACAATGAGTAGTGATAAAATTGCTGTGTTAAATCCAGGCGATAGTGCTTCTGGAGGACTTAAAATTCACTCATTAACAGATAGTTCTTTACTTTACTCTTTCGTTCCAGCTGATCATGGTTCTTATCAAGCAGACATAGAATTCTATGGAGAAGATAAGATTGTTGTCGGTTCTGGATTCGATTTGCCTGATTACATACATTTGTATAATATCGATGGTACTTTGTTAAATAGTTTGAATCGAGAGTATATAGGTGGAAACTTTACAATTTCCGGAGACAAACTATTCTGTGGTCACAAACACTATGATCAAAATAGAGGTAGAGTTAGTGTAGTTGATCTGACAACTTTTTCTATAGTTCTTGAAAACTTAACATCTCCATCTGCATATACTCAGGATGAGTACTTTGGCGAAAACTTGATTGCAAACGATCAGTATTTGTTAGTAGTCAGATTTGCTCAGAATGGCGGGCCCCTAAATGACGCGCCTGGAGCAATAGATGTGTTTAATGTGTCAGATTACTCTTATGTATCCACATTTGAGAATCCCGAACCAACTACGCTGAAGAAGTTAGGCCTAAAAGGAGGCGGTAGTCAAAGATTTAATGGTACTATAGCCATTGATGGTAATTACGGTTTCGCTATGGCAAACGAATTCGCCGGAGGCGCTACTGGTAAACTTTTCGTATTTGATGTCACAAACGGAAACTTAGTAAAAGCTATCGGCATTACTGGTCGTCCAATTTTTACTGCTCTTTCAGGATCAACTATTCTTAACGTTGATGATAGCGCAATACGTGCTATAGTCCCAACAACATCATCAAGCAGTTCTTTTGGAGTAGACGATTCATTGTTTGCTACGAAGGCATATGTTGACTCAGGTGTTGCTGGTGTAGATCTTTCTGGTTACACTGATACTTCAGGTATGACTGCTGCTATTGCTGCTGAGACTGCTGCTAGAACTGCCGCTATTGCTGCAATTCCTGCAACTGACTTGACTCCTTACTCAACTACTGCGGAAATGAATACTGCAATTACTGCTGAAGTCGCTGCAACTGTAGATGCTGCTCCTGCCGCACTAGACACTCTTAACGAGTTGGCTGCTGCTCTAGGTGACGATGCAAACTTCGCATCTACTGTTACTACTAGTCTTGCCGCTAAGGCAGATTCTACTGCTCTTGATGCTGCGGTTGCTGATATTGCTACTAACACTACTGCTCTTGCTACTAAGGCAGATTCTAGTGCCGTTGCAACTACCGCTCAAGGTGCTCTCGCTGATACGGCATTGCAACCTGCTGATTTATCGACTGGATTAGTGTCTAGTACAACTACTGCTTACGACTGGACTGTCCCAAGCATGTCTGCACATGACTTTAACAATGCTGACTTCCAATCGGTAATTGATGCTGGTGCTGTATTACCAAATCTCCCAGCAAATAATAACAAGTCCGTTCATAATGGATCATTTGCTGTATCCGCTTTCAAGAATGCTTTGGCTCCAAGTAATAACGCCTCTAATTGGGGAAATACTTCTCACACAAAGGGATCTTTTGAAGGTTTGGTGATTGTATATAACGATTCTGGAGATATAATAGATTGGATACCCAATCCTGAGTCCTATGTCCAACATAATACTTGGGGTAATCTAATAGCTTTAAACCCAAGTGAGTCTAATAATACTTTAGTCGTTTTAAAAGCTGGTGCATACAATCAGACTTCCGAACTTTATGTCTATACACTAGATTCTAGTGGAGCAACTTATCAGACTAACTTTACAATAGACACTAGGTCTTGGCAAAGTGGTGGATATACGGATGCCCGTAGCTTGGCTGTAGATGATAATTACATATACGTTGGTCATTCTTATCATCGAACATCAAGCACTGATAATTCGGGCGCTGTCCAAGTATTTGATCATAACGGTAGTCTTGTTAGATCGATTATAAAACCCGTAGACGGTAAAAACTTCGGAGACTTTATTTTTACAGACCCAACCGCTGGAAAGGTTTATGTAGTAGAGTCAACTAATTCTCAATATGCGACAGTATATGAACCAAAATTATATCGTTTTGATTCTGGAATGACAACCGAAGAAACCACGTTTAGCTTAGGTGATGCTTATATGTGGATTTTGGCTGGGACTAATGCTTTCGTTAACGGGAAGTATTATTTTGCTAACAGAGACGGTAATGGAACATCCAATACTTATCATTCGGTGGAAGAATTCGATGTAAATACTGGAACCTTTACTAACTCATATAATCTACCTTCAGGATTAAGATCTAAAGACACTAATTTTGGTGCTAAAATCTCACTTGATCAAAATACTGATACTTTGGTAGTGTATGAAGAAGGTCAAGATAATTCGTCTGGTACTTATGGTCAGTCTGACTTCAGAATAAACGGTAGAACATTACACTTTTTTAATACCACCGATGGTAGTTATATCGGAGAAATTCCTCATGAGGTACAACAAGCTGCATTTGATGATGGTGTAATTTTTGGCGGAGATGATGCTGGAGCTGCAATTCTTGAAAGCAACCTTTTTGGTGCTGCCGTTTTTGTTGATGGTGCCATAGTTGTTACAAGGAATCAGGTTCGTGGCAATATGCTTGCATCATTTAAAGTAACCGCAAGTTTAAACACTACTACGAATTATGTTGTAGACCAATCTGTATTTGCTACAAAAGCATATGTTGACTCAGGTGTTGCTGGTGTAGATCTTTCTGGTTACACTGATACTTCAGGTATGACTGCTGCTATTGCTGCAATTCCTGCAACTGACTTGACTCCATACTCAACTACTGCTGAAATGGATTCTTCTATTGCAACTGCTAAGTCAGAAGCTCAGTCTTATGCAGACCAAGTAGTTGCTGCTACGGTAGACGCTGCTCCTGCCGCATTGGATACGTTGAACGAACTAGCTGCCGCATTAGGTGACGATGCAAACTTCGCATCTACTGTTACTACTAGTCTTGCCTCTAAGGCTGATGATGCTGCAACTACTACTGCTCTTGCGACTAAGGCGGATGATGCTGCAACTACTGCTGCTCTTGCAACTAAGGCAACTGCCGCTCAAGGTGCTCTTGCTGATACTGCGGTACAACCAGAAGACTTTGGAACTGGAATTTCTTCCGCGAATGTTACCGAAACGACTTGGGATGTAAATAGCGCATATCAAACTCTTCCTAGTGGGCCACAAGGAGGTACTATTACAACGGTACAAACTAATGGGACAGGAATTTTTGCAACTTATGAAGGTCAGTCGAATCAAGGATCTTGGGGATATGGAGTTTATTGGAAAGATCTGTCTGTAAATCAAGATTATTTCATTGCAGACACAAATCCTTACAATGGTTCAGATTGGGCTAAATTAGGTGCTTCTTCAGCATTAAACGATGATTATTATGTTCTTGCTGGTCAGGGAAAACTTATTGTTTATTCAACAACTGATGGTTCAGTAGTTGCTGAAAAGTCAAGAGTTGATTTTTCTGGTTCAGATAAAGAATTCGGTAAGTCTGTAGCGATTAACGGTGACAAAGTTATTGTTTCTGATCATACAGCGGATTCTGAAAATGGAGCAGTTTATGTTTATGACATTAGTAGTGATCAGATTCTAAAGATAGCTAATCCAAACCCTTCAGTTTATACTAAATTTTCTGGCGCTGGATACTTACTAGATAAGATGGACGGTGTATCATCACATGGAAATAAGGTTCTCGTGGGAGCACCTTTTGCATATGGTGATCAGTTTGGTTCTGGTGGTAAAGTGTTTGTATTTAACGTAAATGATGGTTCTTTAATACACACTCTAGATAACCCAAACACATCTGATACTAGTGTTTTTGGTTTGGTTACCACTTCGGATGATAACTATTATGTTGTTGGAGCTTCAAGTACTAAAGGTTCTATAGGTCAAACTCCAAGTGGCCACTCTGGCGCAATTTATATTTACTCCGCGACAGATGGTTCCTACATTTCTTCTATAGTAAATCCACAAAGAGGTATGGGTTCTTCGGAAGACTCTTCCTATGGTAGAGGTGTTGAAATATCTAACGGAACATTATTTGTAAGTGCTGAAAGAGGCGATACTGGTGATGGTTCTAGTGATTCTAGAGCAGGTAAAGTTTATCTTTATAATATGTTAAGTACTCCAACTTTAATTGGATCTATTGACAATCCTCAGCTGAACAGTGGCGATTGGCCGTTGACTCCTAAATTATCAGATCTTTCTGGTGGTATTCTTGTAGTAGGAGACTATTGGGCAAATAAAACATATTTCTGGAACGCTAGTGTAACAACTTCTCCAGTGTATACTGTAGACGATTCAGTATTTGCTACAAAGGCATATGTTGATTCAGGTGTTGCTGGTGTAGATCTTTCTGGTTACACTGATACTTCAGGTATGACTGCTGCTATTGCTGCTGAGACTGCTGCTAGAACTGCTGCTATTGCTGCAATTCCTGCAACTGACTTAACTCCGTACTCAACAACTGTACAGACGACTGCTGCTATTGCTGTTGAGACTTCTGCTAGAACTGCCGCTATCGCTGCAATTCCTTCTACAGATTTGACTCCATACTCAACTACTACAGAGATGAACTCAGCAATTACTACTGAAGTCGCTAATGTTGTAGATGCTGCTCCTGCTGCTCTAGATACTCTTAACGAGTTGGCTGCTGCCCTTGGAGATGACGCAAACTTTGCATCAACTGTTACTGCTTCAATTGGTACTAAGGCAGATGACGTTGCAACTACTGCCGCACTTGCTACTAAGGCAGATGTTACCGCTCTTGATGATAAGGCAAGTCAAGTTGACTTAACTGCCGAAACAACTCGTGCGACTTCTGCTGAAACTATTAACAACCAAGCAATTGCTATACTGCAAAATCAGGTCTCTGGTATTAGCACCTCTTCAGGTTCAACTGACATTCAGATGACTGCTGATGTTGACATGGACGGAAACAAGATTTCTAATCTTGGAACGCCAACGAGTGGTACAGATGCGGCAACTAAAGCATATGTTGATTCAGGTGTTGCTGGTGTAGATCTTTCTGGTTACACTGATACTTTAGGTACGACAAGTGCAATCTCCACTGCACAGTCTGCCGCTGAAGTAACTGCTGCTGCTGATGCAACTAGTAAAGTAAATGCCGCGCAAGCTGCAGCTGGGACTGACGCAACTAGTAAAGCAGATGCTGCTCAAGCTGCCGCAATCTCTACTGCAAGTGCTGATGCAACGACTAAAGTAGATGCTGCTCAAGCTTCTGCGATCTCTACTGCAAGTGCTGATGCGACTAGTAAGTCAAATGCTGCTCAAGCTTCTGCGATCTCTACTGCAAGTGCTGATGCAACGACTAAAGCAGATGCTGCTCAAGCTGCCGCGCAATCTTATGCGGATGGTGTTGGTTCAGCTGCGGTTGCTAGTGTAATTGATGCTGCTCCTGCTTCGTTAGATACTCTTAACGAACTAGCTGCTGCTCTAGGAGATGATGCGAACTTTGCATCTACTGTTACTGCAAGTCTTGCAACTAAGGCGGATGCTACTTCAACTACTGCAAGTATTGCAACTGCTAAGTCCGAAGCAATTGCTGGCGGAATCGATGGGGCCAAGTCAATATTGATTGGTGGGATATGTATCGCTTATGACCCTGTAACAGGTACTATCTCTATAGACGAAACAGAAGTTGCTTCAACCTTACACGTTGCTTCTTCTGGAGATGCTGGTTCATTAGGTAGTCAATCACCTTCGCACTACCGTATCGATGTTTATGATGTAAACGGTACTATTGTTAACTAATCTTAAAGTAAAACTAAGATATAAAGGGGAGACTTCGGTTTCCCCTTTTTTTTACATTTCTTTTTCATATAAATAAACGTATAAATAGTATGTAACAACATTGGACTATATTCATGTACTCAACAAATAGAGAAGAACTAATAGATTACTGCCTACGTGCCTTAGGGCATCCAGTGGTAGAAGTCAACATAGACGAAGAACAACTAGACGACCGTATCGATGAGGCGTTACAGTGGTTCCGTGAGTTTCATCCGGACGGTTCTAAGCGATACTATCTAAAACATCAATTAACACAGACCGATATTGATAATCAGTCAGTGGACTTTGCGGACAGCTTAGACATCTCAGCAGTCGTTAGAATGGTTCCGATGACCTTTAACAATGCACACTCAGGATGGTTTAGTGATGCATGGCAGGTTATGGCACATACTATTACAGATTTTACTAGTAGTTCTGGTGTTATGGGTGACCTTGCATATTACGAACAAATGCAACAAAACCTTTCTATGTTAGATATGAAGTTAGGCGGAATTCCTCAGATTACATTTGATAGGCAGTATAATCGTATCAATCTACATATTTCCAAAACAAACCTTAAAGTAAATGATTACGTATTGTTCGAAGTCTATGCCATTAGAAATCCAGATTCTACCGTTGCGGAATACAATTCCCTATGGAATCATAGATTCTTAAAAGAATATGCTACCGCAATTATAAAGCGTCAATGGGGTACTAACCTAATCAAGTTTGATGGGATGACATTACCTGGCGGAGTCACCGTCAACGCACGTCAAATTTACGAAGATGCTATACAGGATATAGAGAAAATGATGGAAAGATTCCGCAATGAGGAAGATGAAGGCCCGATCTTCTTCGTGGGGTAAGACATGGCAACTAATCCATACATCACTCAAAAGCATAGACCAGAACAGAATCTCTACGAAGATATTTTGATAGAATCAATAAAATTTTATGGGCAGGATATATATTATCTACCAAGAGAAATTGTTGATAGAGAAGAAATATTTCTAGATAGTATTCAGTCACAGTTTTCTGACGCATATAAAGTTGAAGTGTATATTGAGAACACCGATGCATTTGACGGTGAGGGAGACTTGTTCACTAAGTTTGGTATCGAACTAAGAGACCAAGCAACATTCGTAATAGCACGGCGTAGATGGCGCGAGTTAATTGGGGATCGTCTTTCGGAAAATCAATTCCGTCCTAGGGAAGGTGATGTTATATACCTCCCTCTATCTCAATCACTATTTGAAGTTAAAAAAGTAGAAACTGAATCGCCATTCTACCAATTATCTCAACTACCACAATTTCGTATGCAATGCGAACTTTTTGAGTTCTCCGATGAGGACTTCGATACTGGTATCGACTCGATCGATCAGGTGGAAGAAGAACATGCTTTTCAATATGAACTAACGATGGCAGCTTCTGGTGATGAGCAGCACTACTCGCCGGGCGAGAATGTTTATCAGGATTATACAGCGTATCGAATTGAAGGAGAAGTAACATACTTTAATATTGAAACTCGTCTACTCAAGATTGCGCACACAGGATCCACCGATGGTGAACTTCGAGTATGGGGAACTGATACCCCAGTTATGGGTAATTGGGGAGCATTAAATCCGGTATCTGTAACTGATGGTATAAACGAACTTCAACCACTCTCTCAAAATAAAGTGTTCGATAATTTCGCTACAGATTTCGTTGACTTTTCTGAGAACAATCCATTCGGAGATATATCATAATGATGGGAGGTCACTTCTACCACAAACGTGTCCGTACTTGTGTTGCCGTATTCGGTTCACTATTTAATGATCTACACGTTTTGAGAACAGACTCAGCAGGAAAGGTATTGTCTCAAGTCAAGGTTCCTTTATCATATGCTCCAAAGAGATCGTTTATAGAACGTCTAGAAGAGATGAGCAATGGAGAGGAAGCAGAACGTAGAGTTGCTATAAAACTTCCACGTATGTCTTTTGAAATTACTTCTATTGCATATGATGCAGTACGCCAGTTACCTAAAGTAAATGGTTTCGGTGGTATAGTATCTTCGGATAATGCCTCACAACGTAAGATGTATGTTGGCGTTCCATATAATATTTCGTTTTCTCTTTCCATATATGCTAAGTCCCAAGACGACGCGTTACAGGTTGTTGAACAAATAATTCCATATTTCGCACCACAATATACTCTCACAGTAAAACCTTTTGCTGATCAACCAGATATCAAAGAAGACGTTCCAATAGTATTAAGTGGGTTAGACTTTCAAGATGATTTTGAAGGCCCTGTAGAGCAGAGACGTACTATTATATACACTATGAACTTTGAAATGAAAGTTAACTTCTATGGCCCTGAACTCACTTCTCCGATTATTCGTGAAGTAAACACCAATTTGAATCTCACAACTCCGGAAGGCGACACTCTTCTGGAAACTATAAATACTACACCAACACCTATAGACGTGAGTCCAGACGGTGACTATGGATTTAATACTGATATAATCTTGCCAAATAATTAGGTAATACATGATGAGTGATTCAAGCAATGTCCCTGCCGTGGTCGATGATGTGCAGGCTAAGAATATAACTACAGATTATGAATATTCAAGAGAGACTTACTACGACCTAATCGAAAAGGGTCGGGAGTCTTTAGAGTTGATGATTGAAGTTGCGCGAGAGTCAGAACACCCTCGTGCGTTCGAAGTTCTTTCTGGTATGATCAAAGGTATCTCTGACGTTAACGATAAGTTAATGGATCTGAATAAAAAGCAGAAAGAAATTACCAAAGAAGATGCTCCTAGCGAATCGTCTAGTGGGGGTACTACAAACAATAATCTATTTGTGGGGTCTACGACAGATCTCCAGCGTATGCTATTGGGCGCGGCTGATGAGGACATAATTGAATATGACGAAGATAGTAGCACATAGAAAAGGAGCAGATCAAGAACTACTAATAACTGATAATACATTTACTACAGAAGTGTATGAAAAGATACTTGATTATGTAAAAGAAGCTTCAGAAAACCTCCCAAGAGTAGTTAATGATGATTGGCCAGAAGATCTTATAAAGGATGTAGAGGGTTACACAAGGCTCATTGTACTATGCGATGGGGAGATTGTCAACCCTATAATAAATAAATGTGTAGAATTATTTGGTACTAGTAAAAATCCTTCTGATTATAGTATAATGTACTATGAAGGAGAAAGTAAGTTCGGTCTCAACTGGCACAAAGATAGTGGTCATAGTTCATCAGCGTCTATATACCTAAATGATGATTGGCAGGACGACTATGGTGGTTACTTTGTATGTAGGATGGACGGTGCAACATTAACCACTGCAATCAAACCCGATCTAGGAATGTCAGTATTCCAGAGAGGTAAGATACTGCATGGTGTAACAGCGACAAGACATGATGCTCCCATAAGAAAATCTATACAGGTCTTTATACGATGAAGAAGAATCCGAAGATTAAAATGAATAGTGGCGCAGAGTTTGATGTTTTAACTAATGCAAAGCAATGGTATTGTTACTTGACAAAGGCAGGAGTTTCTGCTAATATCAAGAAAGGATACAACAAGCGATTTAGAAGGGAAGGTAAAAAGGAATGTGATATTGTCGAATAAGACGATACACTTATATTATGGCATCTTTTACTAAAAATTCTTATCTCGGAAACCCACAGGTCAAACGCGACGGTGTGTCTGAGGAGTGGGATAAAAAGCAACTGCGCGAATATCGCAAGTGTATGAATAACCCTGCTTACTTTTGTAAAAAGTATGTTAAGGTCGTGCACCTAGATAGAGGTCTGGTACCTTTTAAGTTATATGATTATCAAGAGGAGATGTTTAACCACTTCAATGATAATCGATTCTCCATCGTTCTTGCTTGTCGACAGTCCGGTAAATCTATATCGTCTGTAGGTTATATCCTATGGTACTCTCTATTTCACCCAGAGAAGACTATTGCCATACTTGCTAACAAAGGTGCGACTGCACGTGAGATGCTATCCCGTGTGACATTGATGTTAGAGAATCTCCCATTCTTCCTCCAGCCGGGATGTAAGGCACTCAACAAAGGTTCTATAGAATTCTCTAACAACTCACGAATCATTGCTGCAGCAACGTCTGGGTCTTCTATTCGTGGTATGTCGGTTAACCTATTGTTCCTAGACGAGTTTGCATTCGTAGAGAATGCGGCCGAGTTCTACACTTCAACATACCCAGTAATTTCATCTGGTGTGGACACAAAGGTTATCATAACAAGTACCGCAAACGGTATCGGTAACACTTACCAGAAGATATGGGAAGGTGCAGTACAGAAGGTTAATGAATATAAACCATTCCGTGTGGATTGGTGGGATGTGCCTGGCAGAGATGAGAAGTGGAAAGCACAAACTATTGCAAACACTTCGCAGTTACAGTTTGACCAAGAGTTTGGTAATACATTCTTTGGTACTGGTAACACCCTTATTGAGGGTCAAGTACTTCTTGACTTACGTGCTAAAGAACCTATTAGAAGATTAGAAGGCGGTGACTTATTAGTCTATGAAGACACAATCGAAGATCACCAGTATATCATGACCGTAGATGTTTGTCAAGGGCGTGGCCAGGATTATTCTACATTTAATATCTTCGATGTTTCGGTACAGCCATTTAAACAAGTCTGCGTTTATCGCAACAATAGAATATCCCCGATACTATATCCTAATATCATTTACAAATACGCCACTGCATATAATGAAGCATATGCTGTTATTGAAAACAACGATCAGGGAATGGTAGTATGTGTCGGGTTGTATCAAGATTTAGAATATGAGAACATCCACTTAGAGTCGGCAATCAAGGCAGACTCCATTGGTATTCGTATGGACAGAAAGGTTAAACGAATCGGGTGTTCGTCAATTAAGGATATCATAGAAAACCATAAACTAGATCTCGTTGATGAGAATACTATTATGGAGGTGTCGACTTTCATATCTAAAGGAACATCTTTCGAAGCTTCGACTGGCAACCACGATGACTTAATGATGAATCTGGTGATGTTCGGTTATTTTGTTAGCACACAGTCTTTCGGTGATATGACCGATGTGAACATAAAGCAAATGTTATTCGATCAACGTATGAAAGAGATTGATGACGATGTATTGCCATTTGGGATTTACGACAACGGATTAGAGAATATTCCCGTGCCTGTGAATGATGATCCATATAGCATGGATTGGGCGACATATGACCCCGAAGCTTGGTAAACTTGTAATAAGTATAAATAGATACATTGAAAGAAATACTCCGTATTATGTTTAACTTATTATACCTTAACTAAAAAAGGACACGATCATGACTCTAAAATTTTCTGAGTCACCAGCAGTACAGATCAAAGAAATTGACTTAACAGGATCCGTTCCTGCTGTCACTTCTACGACTGGTGCTTTAGTAGGTGACTTCAACTGGGGCCCAGTCGGCACTCCAATTCTAATCGGTAACGAAACTGAACTGGCTGCTGTTTTTGGAAACCCTAACGCAGGAAATGCTGGCGTGGAAGATTTTCTTTCTGCCGCATACTTCCTAAAATATTCTTCAAGTTTGTATGTTGTTAGAGCATCTACTGGCGCTACCGCGTCAAATGGTGTTGTCTCTGCAAAACATCCCGGCTCTCTAGGTAACTCAATCGAAGTTTCGGTTTGTGGCCCTGTAGATGCAGCTGATGTTGATGCAGATACTAACGAATTTGATTCATGGGCATACGAATCTGCATTTGCTTCAGCACCCACAGGTGACGAAGTTCACGTTGTTGTAATAGTAGACGGTGCTGTTACCGAAACTTATGAATACGTTTCAACTGTTTCCGGTACACAGACCTCAAACGGTACTAACAACTATGTCGTTGATGTTATTGCTGCTCGCTCTTCTTGGGTATCACTTACTGCTGTACCGGCAGAAGAAGATTTCGTCCTTACTGGTGGTACTGACGTTTCCCCTACAGTAGGACAACACGTAACTGCGTTTGATCAATACGCAAACAAAGATGCTATCCAGATCGACTTTTTGATTGCTTCGGCCTCACAAGGACAAGCCATAGCACAAATCCATACTGCAATAACAGCGATAGCAGAACAGCGCAAAGATTGTGTTGCTGTAGCATCTATAGATTATAACTCTGCCTTTGCTGGCACGGCGTCAACATATATTGCTACCGTTGATATTGATTCTTCTTACTTAGTACTAGATAGTAACTGGATAAGAGTTTACGATAAGTATAACGATAAGTATGTATTCATTCCAGCAGCATCTTCTACAGCAGGCGTTATGGCAGCAACGGACAAAGTCTCTGCGCCATGGTTCTCACCAGCTGGTTCACGTCGTGGACAATACCTAGGTGTAACTGAGTTACTACATAACCCAAGCAAAACTTCCAGAGACCAACTGTACAAGGCAGGGATTAACCCTATAGTAAGTCTGCCTGGTCAAGGTATCATGTTGTTTGGTGACAAAACTAAGCAATCGCGTCCATCTGCATTTGACCGCATCAACGTTCGTCGTCTATTCTTGACCATCGAAAGAGCGATCAGCAAAGCAGGCGAGAACGTGATGTTCGAATTCAACGATGAGTTTACTCGTGCAGAATTCGTTAATATCGTAGAACCATTTCTACGTGAAATACAGGGTCGTCGTGGTATCACTGACTTCCGTCTTGTTTGTGACGAAACCAACAACACGGCTGCAGTTATTGACCGCAACGAATTTATAGCATCATGCTTCATCAAACCAGCACGTTCAATCAACTACGTAACGTTAAATTTCGTAGCAGTAAGAACTGGTGTTGATTTTGAAGAAGTCGTTGGCAAGGGAGTATAATCATGTCATTAAGAGTCGATGATTTTAAAGCAAAACTAAAAGGTGGCGGTGCACGTCCCAATTTATTTCGTGCAACCATCAACTTCCCAGCATATGCCGGCGGAGATGTAGAACTTACATCATTCATGTGTAAAGGCGCAGCACTACCAGCATCAATTATGGCTGTTATTGAAGTACCTTTCCGTGGTCGTCAATTGAAGATCGCTGGAGACCGTACATTCGAACCGTGGACAGTTACCGTTATTAACGATACTGACTTTAGTACACGTAACGCCATGGAAAAGTGGATGAACGGTATGAATGGACATACTAATAATACTGGTATTACTAATCCTGTCGCTTATCAAGCAGATCTTATTGTAGATCAGTTAGATAAAGATGGTTCAGTATTGAAGACTTATAACTTCCGTGGATGTTTCCCAACTAACGTTGCGGCAATTGACCTAAGTTATGAGACTAACGATGCTGTCGAAGAGTTTACGGTTGAATTCCAAGTCCAGTACTGGGAGTCAGATACCACCAGTTAATTCTAGTATAAGTAGTACTATGGGGGGTGGTTCTCCACCCCTCCTTTTATTATTAAGAGATTTTTATGGCAGACAATAACTTATTTAAAGCATTCGGATTCGAATTAAAGAGATCTAAAGCTGCAGGCAAAGACGACGACAAGGCAACTTCCATTGTCCCTAAAGTGGACGAAGATGGTGCTGGATACGTCACGGCATCTGGTTCTTACTTCGGACAGTACGTGGATATGGAAGGTACTGCTGCAAAGGACAATCAAGAACTAATCATAAAATATCGCGGTATGGCAGAACATCCAGAATGTGATGCTGCAATCGAAGATATCATCAACGAGTCTATAGTTACTTCTGAACTAGAAGCTTCTGTTTCGGTCAACCTAGATAAGGTTGAGACCACAGACAAAATTAAAAAAACCATAACCGAAGAATTTAACAATGTAATTTCAATGTTGAACTTCGAAGAGTATGGTCACGAAATATTTCGATCATGGTACGTCGATGGAAGATTATATCATCATCTAGTAGTAAACGAATCTAACCTGAAAGCAGGTATTCAAGAAGTTCGTCCTATCGATGCTACTAAAGTTCGTAAGGTGAAAGAAGTTCAATACAAAAAAGATACCAAGACTGGTGCTAAGATCGTTGACAAGACTAATGATTTTTACATCTATCAGGAAAGAGCAGGTGCCAACAATGGTATCAAGCTAACTCCGGATTCTATTTCTTATGTCACTTCTGGTCTTCTAGATAATAGTAAGAAACGTGTACTGTCATATCTACAGAAGGCAATGAAACCAGTAAACCAATTACGCATGATGGAAGACTCACTAGTCATCTATCGTATGGCACGTGCACCTGAACGTCGTATCTTCTATATTGACGTAGGTAACATGCCCAAAGGTAAAGCAGAACAACATCTAAAAGACATCATGGCTCGTTATCGAAACAAAATCGTTTACGATGCTAACAGCGGTGAAGTTAAAGATGGTCGTAAACACATGTCTATGCTCGAAGACTTCTGGTTGCCACGAAGAGAAGGTGGTCGTGGCACAGAGATAAGTACATTGCCGGGCGGAGAAAACCTAGGACAGATTGACGATATCATTTATTTTCAAAAGAAGTTGTATCGTTCTTTGAATGTTCCTATGAACCGTTTGGAGCAAGAGACCCAGTTCTCTCTAGGTAGATCCACAGAGATCAATCGTGATGAAGTTAAGTTCCAAAAGTTTATTGATCGTCTACGCAGAAAGTTTTCTCAACTATTCTTGGGAATTCTAAAGAAGCAGCTTATCATGAAAGGTATATGTACCGATCAAGATTGGAACGACTGGAAGAACCAGATTCAGGTAGACTATACTAGAGACAACCATTTCTCTGAATTAAAAGACGCAGAGCTATTGCGAGAACGTCTACAGACAATGGATCAGATCTCTAGTTATGTCGGAGAATATTTCTCACGTGAGTGGGTAATGAAAAATGTAATGATGTTTAATGCTGAAGACATCGAAGAGATGTCAGCACAAGTTGAAGCAGAAAACGAAAACGGTTCAGATGAAGAAGAGGAAATGTGATAATGAGTGAAGTAGAAACAACCCCAACATTAGATTTTATAAGCGCACTTCAAGGTGGAGATTATAATTCTGCACAAGAACTGTTTAATGGTATCTTGGGTGGAAAAATGCAAGACACCCTAGACGCCGAGAAAGTCGCGGTAGCAGACAGTATCTTCAATGGTGTAGAACCAGTCGACATGGAAATGACCGACGAAGAAGTAGACGATGTCCTAGGCTCTGAGGTCTCTGAGGAAGAGGATTCGTCAGAAATAGCCTAATTTGGCACGATAAGTTTGTTATAAATACTTTTTTGTATAAATACTCCTAAACGAGGACTAATTGTGAAA